TTGACCAAGATGAACACGGACAGAAAGCGGCGTTAGAATGTGCTAAATTATTTTCACCTAACAAAGCTAAGATTTGTACAATACCATTAAAGGATGCAAACGAAATGTTATTAGCTAATAAAGCTAAAGAGTTAACAGATTGTATCTGGTCAAGTAAACCTTACAGACCTGATGGAATAGTATTGGGTTCAGATTTATGGAATGAAATACAAAAAGAAGATAATCATGTTACAGTTCCATATCCATTTGATTGTTTAAATATAAAAACACATGGACTACGTAAAGGTGAGCTAGTTACTATCACTGCCGGAAGTGGTGTAGGTAAATCTAGTTTTTGTAGACATGTAGCATTAAACTTATTAAAAAATAATTACACTGTAGGTTACATTGCATTAGAAGAAAGTATTAAACGTAGTGCACTTGGTATCATGGGTGTTGAATTAAAAAAACCATTACATTTAACAAGAGAGGGTATTAGTGAAGAAGAGTTATTTAAAACATTTAACAATACTGTGGGCAGTGGCAACTTTTATCTTTATAATCATTTTGGTTCAACAGTTGCAGATAACCTGCTCTCTAAAATAAGATATTTAGCTAAAGCATGTAATGTAGATTATGTAATTCTTGACCATTTACACATGGCTTTGTCTGCATTAGGTGATGCTAATACAAATGATGAACGTAAACTTATAGATTATTTTGTTTCTAAGTTAAGAACATTGGTAGAAGAAACTGGTATTGGTTTAATATTAGTATCTCATTTATCAAGAACAAAAGATGGTAACAAAGGTTATGAAGACGGCGTTCAAGTATCAATGAATAGTCTTAGAGGAAGTCAATCCATAGCTCAATTGAGTGACATGGTATTAGCTTTGTCCAGAGATTTACAATCAGAAAATAATATTGCACAAGTAAATGTATTGAAAAATAGATTTAGTGGTGAGACTGGTAAAGCATGTAGTCTTAGATATGATTTAGAAACTGGTTGTTTATCAGAAGTACAAGCGGAGACTGTTGATGACTTCTAATCTAACAATTAAAAAAAGAAAAAGAAAAGCAGAAAATGAAACTGTCTCTTGGACATTCTACGTTTTATCAGCAGTTAAAAAAGCTAAAGATAGTCCAACACCTGTAGTTATAGATGTGGCTAAAGAAAGTTCTGCTACATTAATACAAGATGCTCTTATGGCATTGGCTATGAATGGTGAAGACGCGGCATGGAACGTAGATATAAAACTACACAAACACGTACATTAATATGAAACTACCTACAATAAATAAAAAAGTATTAGACGCTAAATTTGTTTTATGTCATTGGGTTGATATAAACTCTGATGCTTCTTGGACTACTTTAGAAAAAGCTAGACAAAGTAAACCAACTATTTGTGTTAGTACAGGTTGGTTAATTAAAGAAGATAAAGATGTGCACATTCTTTGTGGTGATATTAACTTTGAAGATGATGGCACCTTAGCTGACGTGGGTAACGTAACAACAATTCCAAGTGTAAATATAATTAAAAAGAAAGTTATTAAAATATGAAATATATTTTTGATATAGAAACAGATGGTCTTTTTGATGTGTGTACTAAAATACATTGTCTTGTTTTAAAAGATGTAGATAACAATAAGATATTATCTTTGTCAGTTGACGAAGCATTAGATAAATTATCTAAAGCTGATGTTATTATTGGACACAATATTATTAAGTTTGATATTCCAGTTATTAAAAAATTATATCCTAACTTTAAAACTGAGGCAAAAATTTTTGATACACTTGTAGCAACAAGATTGTTGTTTCCGGATGTAAAAGAAAAAGATTTTCAACGTAAAGATTTTCCTAGAGATTGTATTGGAAGACACAGTTTAAAAGCTTGGGGTAATAGAATAGGAAACTATAAAGCTGAGTTTGATACTGATTGGAAAACATTTACACCTGAGATGTTAGAGTATTGTAAACAAGATGTGGAAGTAACTTACAATCTTTATAAAATGATTGAAGAAAAAACATATTCACAACAAGCTATGGATTTAGAACATGATGTTGCACAGTTAATTTATAATCAAGAAGTGTATGGTTTTACATTTGATACTGAAAAAGCTAGAAAGTTATATTCAGAATTAAATGGTAGAAGAATAGAATTAGAATATAAATTACAAGTTAAGTTTCCACCAATAAAAGAACAAATACCTTTTATTCCTAAAGTGAATAATAAATCAAAAGGATATATTAAAGGTAAAGTATTTTATAAAGAAAAAACTACTGTCTTTAATCCATCAAGTAGACAACACATAGCTAGTAGATTAATAGATAAATACAATTGGAAACCTAGTATTTATACTGATGATGGTACACCTAAATTAGATGAAACTATTTTAGAAAGTTTACCATATCCTGAAGCTGAAATATTATGTGAGCATTTTTTATTAGATAAAAGAATTGGTCAGTTAGCTACTGGCGCTCAAGCTTGGTTAAAGCATGAGAAGAATAATAAAATACATGGTACTTGCAATACTAATTCAACAGTAACTGCAAGAGCAACTCATTCTTATCCTAACATGGCACAGATACCTAGTGTATCAGTACCTTATGGTAAAGAATGTAGAGCATTATTTACGGTTCCAACTGGTAAAAAACTTGTAGGCATTGATGTCTCAGGTTTAGAAGTGAGAATGTTGGCTCACTATATGGCTAGGTATGATAATGGTAAATACGCTAAGGTTGTTTTAGATGGCGACATACACTCTGAAACACAAACGTTAGCCGGCTTAGATAGCCGAGACCTAGCCAAAAGATTTTACTACTGTTTTTTATATGGTGGTGGAGTAACAAAGATAGCTTCAGTAACTGGTAAGACTGTTCCTCAAGCATCTAAGATTAAGAAAAGGTTCTTAAATAATTTACCTGCATTAAGTAAATTAATTGAGGATGTACAACAAGCGGCTGAACGTGGTTACTTAACAGGTCTTGATAAAAGAAAAGTTAAAGTACGTTCTTCTCATGCCGCACTAAATACTTTATTACAAAGTTCCGGCGCATTGGTTTGTAAACAATGGTTGGTAGAGTTTGATAAAGTAATAAAACAAATACCACATGCACAACAAGTTGTCTGGGTGCATGATGAAATACAAGTTGAGTGTCTTGAAAAAGATGCAGAGCAAGTTGGGCAACTGGCAGTAAAAGCAATCAAAGACACTGGTGAGTATTTTAATTTAAGACTACCGCTAACTGGTGAATATAAAATAGGAGACAACTGGAGTGAAACACACTAATAAAACATGGAATAAAGAATATGATTTAAAAAACAATTTTAGGTATTGTTTAGAAAAAGGTAAATTAGGAGAAGATTTAGTAAATAAACTTTTAAACAAAGAAATAACATTTGAAGTTAAAACAGATTTTATGTGTAAAGATACTGGAAATGTTTTTGTAGAATATAAAAGTAGAGGAAAAGACAGTGGTATAAAAATTAGTACTGCTATTTATTGGGTATTTGTATTACCTTATAATGAAACTGATTTTCCAAACTTGCAATTTATACCTTTAGTTAAATTAAAAAAATTAATTGAAACTAAAAAATATAAAATTGTTAACGGCGGTGACGCTTTAACTTCAAAAGGTTATTTAATTCCAAAAGAAGATTTATTAACACTTATAATACAGGAGAAAAATGATTAGAAAAAAAGTATTATTGATTGATGGTGATATTTTGTTATACAAAATTGCCATGAACAATGAAGTAGAAACACATTGGGGTGATGGATTATGGACATTACATTCTGATGCAAACATTTGTAAAGCAGATGTAGATTTAGTTATAGATGATTTAGGTGCTAGTTTAGAAGCTGATGATTATGTTGTTGCATTAACTGACAGCAAAAACTTTAGAAAAGATGTGTTGCCTACATACAAAGATAATAGAAAAGATAAAAGAAAACCATTAGCATTAAAAGAGTTAAGAGAATATGTTATTAAAAAACATAAAGGAGTTGTCTGGGATAATTTGGAAGCTGATGATGTTATGGGTATTATGGCAACAGAGCCTACAGAAGAAGAAAGAATAGTAGTTACAATTGACAAAGACTTAAAAACTGTACCATGTAATTTGTCTTCTGATGGTTTAAATGTTGAACGTATTCCAGAAAGATTAGCTGATTACTGGTTTATGATACAAACATTAACTGGTGATAAAGTTGATGGTTATGATGGTGTAGAAGGAATAGGTATTAAGACTGCTGAAAAACTTATCAAGAAGTATACTAACGTTCCCCTTTTAGACCTATGGAAAATTGTCAAAAAAATATATGTTGACAAAGGATATACTGAAGCTGAAGCATTACAACAAGCAAGAGTTGCACGTATACTTAGACACGGTGAATACAATAAGAAAACAGGGAAGGTAAAACTATGGACAATATAAAAAAACCTTTACATTATAACAAAGGTGCTATTGAACCTATAGATTATATAGTAGCAAACAATCTTACGTACTGCGAAGGTAATGTAGTTAAGTATATAACTAGGTGGCGTTTCAAAGGACATGGAATAGAAGATTTAAAAAAAGCTAAACAATACATAGACTTTATTATTGATAAAGAAGCACAACCTAAAGTCACAGATACTAAAGATGCTTGAACATAAACATATTATAATTAGAGCGACTGTTAAAAAACCACCTGTGCAAGTAGATGTAATAAAACAATGGGTAAGAAATTTAGTTGAAAAATTAAACATGAAACCATTGGGTGATACAGTTGCTGTCTATGTAGACAAAGAAGGCAACAGAGGTTTGACTTGTTTGCAAGCTATTGAAACATCACACATAGCATTTCATTCTTGGGATGAATA